GGATTTTTTGTTCTTTACAATGGAATATCCAAATGGTGGTGTATGATGTATGTAATTACCTTCCTTGCAACTTGCTTCCATTCCAGCATGCAATCTTCTTTTAATAGTCTTATATTCTCTTCTTGACATATACAAGCCAAATTCAAAATATTCCTGATCAAATTCATCTGTGGGATTAAATGTTTTCATCGGGGTAATGATTAAGGTATTGGAATAAGTAAACGTCTTGGTAACTATTCCCTGATCAGAAGTATCACCACGGGCAAGACGCTCGATTTCCATAACAAGAACACCCTCCCATTTCCCATCAGATACATCATTGAGTAATCTCTGCATTTGAGGTCTTGCAGCAATGCTGTCACCGGAAACAACCTCTTCATAGATTTCACCAATTGGCAAATTTTTCTTTTTTGCTAATTCAATTAATGTATCTCTATGACGTTTTAATGTTTCTCCAAAACCTTGCAGTTCTAACTCTCTATCAGCTCTGGATTTTCTTAAATAAATACAATAAGCCATAGTATATCACTCCTTTATATTTGATTTTATTAAAAAATAGGTACAAAAATAACACCCAGCATTTGACCGGATGCTCCAGAAATGATACAATACAACTTGTCTAGGGTGGTATTTATATCACTTGTGGAGCTGGTCGTTAGCGGCTGGCTCTTTTTTATGTAGTTTGAATTATTTATTAGATAACGAAAAAGACCTCACATTACTGTTTGGTATATTTTCAAAGTGCAGTTGTTAATTTTACGCAAGAACATATTGAGACAATATTCTTCCAAGTTCTATAATATTGCAATTGCCTTTAAATTCAAAACGAGCCTTAAATCCATTGGTAAAAAATAATTCCATTTCGCAATCAGGAATAAACTCTGCAAATCCCGGTGTTTGCACACTAAAATACTGTAATTTAGAGTAGGGAAGTGTGGAGAAATCCTTTCTTTTCCCAGTTATGCCTTGAACATCTATGGTAATAATACGCTTATTGGTAAAAACAACTTGATCACGTATTGTTTTGTAGGCACCAATAATTATTTCACCATCAACAAATAATTTAGTTACATCTTGCTGTACAGTTTTTTCATCAATTGGCTTTAAATTGAATACAGCATTTTCTGAAAAGTTAATCATAAATAAAACCTCCTTTTATTAAATAATTTTAATAATGTTTAATTAAATTCATTTTAATGAGCTATTAACTCTAAATAACCAATGTGGTTTCGCTTTAAATATTTTTTATTATGCCAATACTAGGGTAGTTGAACTGTATAATGTAATTGTCTAACTCAACATAATTGCCATATTTGTTTTGATAAGTGCGAATAGCTTCTTTTAAATAATCAGTTGTAATATTTAGATAATCTGCAATATCGTACATATTTTGGCAGTGGTGTTCAAAGGCATCAATTAATCCTCTAAGTCCAATCAGCTTGTTGTATCCCCAAATCCTTGCTCTATGCTCCTGTTGGCGGTTGGATGCAGAACTCATAGTTAATATATTTCCATTAGAAGTATGATGATGTCCCATTTCTTCTGCCAAAACACAACGTTTCTGTGTAGAGTTTTCCAAACTATCACTTATACCAACAACACCGTCACAGTACAATCCTTTAATGTTAGAGTTTTCAAAAGTGTAATCAATAATCTCTATACCATCCTCGTAGGCTTCTGATTCTAATTGTTCTAACTTATTCAAGAAATCACCTCCCCACTAGAGTATAATTTTTTAGGTGTCCCATAAAAAGGACTACTTTCTTTTATTCTTTACAAATTCAACGAAGTTTTTAATTTCTTCCATTTCTGCTTCTGAAAATTCCTCACCCTCAAAGTGTGCTGCAAGAGTGTTGACTTCTGGGAAAGAGGATTTATCTTCTATTAAATCAGAACGATTAATTCCAAAGTATTTGGCAAGAGCATCAACTTTATCCATTCTTGGAAGTCTAGTCCCGTTACACCAAGTGGAGACTGCAGATTTATTCAAATCCAAATCATTTATTAAATCAGTTTGTGTTTTTCCATTTATAGCCATATAGTGTTTTAAATTTTTTGAAAAAATTTCCTTATAAATATCTTCACTCATTTGCTAACACCTCCTTATGAAATAATAATATATCATTTAAATAAGAAAAGCAATACAAAAAGTAGAAAAAGTTTACAAAAAGTATTGACATTCTACAAAAAGTAGAGTAATATATAAGAGTACCAAGTAGTTAAGCAACATTTGAAAGGAGGAAAAACCTTGAAGATATTTGATAATATTGAAGAGGAAACAAAAAAGTCTATCAGAGATAGAATTGCAAACGCTCTGATAGACCTGATAGTAGGAATTATCCTAATAATTCTTCAAAGGCTGTTCTAGTCAGCCGGCAGGGGCGAAAGCCCTTGCTTAACCCAATGTTATCATATCTAAAAGGAAAAGTAAATATGATTAAATTTTTAGGAATGTACTTCATATGTATTGGCTTAGCTAAATTGTTATACGTATTTTATTTGAAGTACAGAGGCAAGCTTACCTAACGGCTAAACGGGGAATGGACAGAGCGGGAGCATCTATCATAACTCCCCTTATATAGGTGTTCTCGCATAAAAAGGAAAGGAGAAAATAGGTTGTTGGAAAAGAAGTTGCAAATTACTTTAGCAGCAGCTAGAGTTAATGCAGGATTTACACAGGAAGAAGTTGCAAAAAAAATGGGAATTAGCAAACAGACAATAATTAATTGGGAGAAAGGAAAAAATATTCCAGGTATTCCAGAAATGGAGATGATGTCAAAAATATATAATATGCCACAGGACTATATTTTTTTACCTTCCTATTCTACAAAAAGTAGAAAATAAAAAGAAAAGAGGAGAAACAAATGGAAGATAAACAGAAAATATGCGATTTATTAGTACCAGTATTACAGGAAACAAGAGATTTTCAGGAATTGGAAAGTTTGAAATACAACAAAGACAACGAAACAGTTGTGGCGACTTTCTGGTACGGAGCAGTGAAAACTGCAAATGTTCATATGGATTCAGGAACATCAATGATTAGAGATATTATCAAACAGATTCGTTAATTTATCTTATAAAACTGTTGACAAACCTCGTGCCTACAGCACAAGGAAAACCTCGGTAAAAGTCGTATCATTATGATACCAAAACGAAAGGAGTACAGAATGATACAGACAACAATAAGAATACCAGTGGAGTTACACAAGAGGTTAAAGGAGCTGGCAAAGAAGAAAGGCTTAACAGTCAATGCCTTGATTGTGCAGGCGCTGTGGAAATTATAGGAGGATATACAATGACATTAAAATTCAAAAAGCACAGTAACGGCTGGAGCATTAAGAGAAAAAAAAGAGGACACGCAGACTACCAACCTTTTATTAGATGGTACAAGAACGAGCGGGCATTAAGAATTTGGTATCACACATTTTATACAAGAGATTTTCAGTTTTAGGAGAAACCACAATGGAAGATAAAAAGAAATAAAATATGGGCTGTGCTGGAACGTGATTAATAATTGTAATGGATTACTTCATCAAAATGTAAGTAGGAATAGGACAAATTCAAATAAACATATCGTATTAAAAAGAACAGAAGGAGGTTAGGGGATGGTAGTAGAGGAATTTAATATCGGAAGAACACAAATAATCATTCATGATGATTGCATAGTGTCTAACGAAAAAGCAGAAGAAATTTTAAAGAGATTAGGGAATACTTTCCATAACTATAATCTACGCAAAAGAGAAAGGGGTGATTGAATTGGTGGGAGCAATTAACAGCTTAAGAAACTTAAGGCAGACCTGCATTAAGTATTCAGGAAGTTGTAAGAGCTGTCCCTTGGGCAGACAGATGAACATTAATAACACTATGTGTCCGCATCTGACTAAGCCAAATAGTTGGACGGATGAAAAGACTACCGAAATGGTAAGAAAGATTGGAGGATAAGGATGATTATTGTAGACAAAAACAAGGCAACAATGGCAGGTCCTGATGAATTAATTGAATGTGAGGCAATGATATTTGTGGAGGCTGTAAAGAGGCATTTTATAAAAAAGCATGGTGAAAACATAGGAAAGGAAATGTTTGAGATGTTGCTGGAATGTTCTGTGATGTCGGATGAAGAAGCTGAAAAGCGTGTAAGAGAAAACAAAAATAAACTGTCAAGAGAAGAAAATGAAATGTTGAATAAATTCATACATTTAATGTTCAGTTAGGAGAGCTTATGGAAACAAACAAAAGACTTGAAGTGAAAGAAGTTAAAAGAAAAGAGCCTGAATGTACTGCAATACGTTCAAGCTCATATAAAAACAAACCACTTAAAGATTACCACATTATCGCTGAAAAGTACAGAGTACTTAACGGATTCAAGAACGTGGTAATAGGAGTAATTACAGGAGCAGTGATGTTAGTCAATGGCTGGATTGAGGTAGACAGCAAGGCAGGGCAGTTACTTGTGGCTCTGGGAATGGTGATACTGGTTACATTATTGATGCACTGCACAGATGAAATTCTTAATGAACAGGTTGATTAGAAATGGTTACAAGAAAGAAATTTGCAAGTAAACCTGAATGGCTTCTTGCAAGAAAGGGAAAGATAGGTGGTTCTGATGCAGCAGCAGTGTTGGGACTTAATCCCTACAAGAACAATGTGGAGTTTTGGAATGAAATGGTTGGAATAACCAAGCCAAGAGACATATCAAATGAACCGTATGTAATATATGGAAGCAGGGCAGAGGAACACATAAGAGCAATATTTGCATTGGACCACCCGGAATACAAGGTTGAATACTTTGGTGATAACATGCTTCTCAATGACAAGTATCCGTTTGCTCACGCATCACTTGATGGAGAACTGACAGAACTTGAAACCGGGAGGAAGGGCATATTTGAATGCAAGACCAGTGAGCTTTTTGGTTCAATGCACAAGGAAAAATGGGATGGTGAACACATCCCGGACAATTATTACATACAGGTGCTTCATTACCTGATGGTGACGGAATATGAGTTTGTCGAACTCAGGGCACAGATAAAGAGTGTGTGGAATAAGAGCATAAGACTAATCACAAAGGATTACCACATTGAAAGGGCAGATGTTGAGGAAGACATTGAAATAATAAAAAGGTCAGAAAGGGAGTTTATGGAGCTTGTGAAAAAAAGAAAAAAGCCGGCTCTCATTCTGCCGGAAATTTAAAACAGGAGGAATACCAAAAAGATGGAATTAAAAATTTACAATCCAACAATGGATAATGCACTAAAGCACATTGATTGGAACTTTGAGGAATTAAAAAAAGAAGTTACTGAAAAGGCAAACGTGTACAAGTCATTGGTGTACACGGATGAAAACATAAAGGAAGCAAAGGCTGACAGGGCAGCACTTAATAAGTTCAGCAAGGCATTAAATGACGGAAAGAAAGACGTCAAGAAGATGATGCTTGAACCATACAGTGTGTTTGAAGGCCAGGTAAAGGAACTGATTGCAATTGTAGATGAGGCAAATGCCAACATTGACAGTCAGGTAAAGGCTTATGACCAGAAGAAAAGGGAAGAGAAGCTCATAAAGGTTGAGGAGATATATGACAGGACCTTTGCAAGTGCCGAAGAGCTGAAGGAGATACTCACATTCAAACGTGTTTTCAAGGAAAGTTATCTAAATTTGACAACAACATTAAAGTCAATAACCAATGAAATGGAGCATATGAGAGACAGTGTAAGACACGACTTGGAAGTCATTAATGCTGAAACCGGTGAATATCAGTTTGAAATGAAACAGAAATACATTGAAACCCTCAACATTACAGAAGCATTGATGGTTAAACAGACATACGAGGAAAATGCAAGAAGAAAAGCCGAGTATGAGGCAAGAAGAAAGGCAGAACTTGAGGAAAGACAGGCAAGAGAAAAGGCAGAAGCCGAAAAACTTGCAGAGGCAGGAAAGAGGGAACCGGAGCAGAAGCAGGAAAGTGTTTCACAGACTGTTGAGGAAGAGGCACAGGAAGAAAGAACAGAAGAAAATCAGGAAGAGAAGACACACACAATAGTAATCAGGGTGTGTGGAACAGGAAATCAGCTCAATGCATTGGGTGAGTTCCTTACGAAAAACAACATTAAATATGAGCAGATACAGTAGGAGGAAATGAAATGGCAGTAGCAAACAGTTTGGCAAAAAGACAAGAAACAAGTTTTACGGCATATTTGAAAAATGATGCGGTAAAGAATCAGATTAATGAGGTTGTTGGTGGAAAGAACGGAAAGAGATTCATCAGTTCAATAGTAAGTGCGGTTGGAAACAATCCAACATTACAGGAATGTCAAAATTCATCAATAGTAAGTGCAGCATTGCTTGGAGAGAGTCTTAATCTATCTCCAAGTCCACAGCTTGGACAGTATTACATGGTTCCGTTCAAGGATAACAAAACAGGAACAAAGGTGGCACAGTTCCAGCTTGGATACAAGGGCTACATTCAGCTGGCAATCAGATCAGGACAGTATAAGAAGTTAAATGTGCTGGCAATTAAGAAAGGTGAGTTAATCAGATTCAATCCACTTAATGAAGACATAGAAGTAAACCTCATTTCAGATGAAAATGAGAGAGAAAAGGCAGAAACAATTGGCTATTATGCAATGTTTGAGTATGTCAATGGATTCAGGAAGGCAATGTACTGGTCAAAGGAAAAGATGAAGGCTCACGCAGTGAAGTATTCACAGGGATATGCATCAGACTTGAAGAAGGGAACGAAGTGGACCTTCTGGAGCAAGGACTTTGACGGAATGGCATACAAGACAATGTTGAGACAAATCATAAGCAAGTGGGGAATAATGAGCATTGACCTACAGACAGCACTTGACAGCGACATGACAGTAATTAATGAGGATGGAACACATACATATGTGGAAACAACACCTGTTGAGCAGTCAGAAGATGAAACTTATGAGGAAGTAGTGGAGCAGACAGCAGAACAGACAGTTGAGGAAACAGAGAGTGTTCCAGAAGGAAAGAAAAACAATGAGGAACCGGCTGAAAAAAAGGTTCAGACAGAATCAAAGCCATTCTTCAATTATTAAAAAACAGACAGTCATAAATCAAAATATATATCACAAAATTGTAAGACCTGTCACCTGAATGGTGGCAGGCAGAAAGGAGACGTGACAATGAACATTTCAGATTACATCCCTTTCGGAAAGGACAATGCGATTTCAAGAAAAAAGCTAGAGAAGGTGACAGGATTGTCAGACAGAGACATAAGGGAAGAAATTGCAATGGCCAGAAGAAACACGGTAATACTTAATCTATCCAATGGACAAGGGTATTTTCAACCAATAGAGGGCGAGGAAGATGAACTTGTCATTAAGTATTACAAACAGGAAAGCAGCAGATTAAAGAGAATAGGTTGGTCGTTGCTGGCAACAAGGAAAAGAGTAAGGGAGATACAGAATGGCAGTTAATGCAAGGCAGAAGGGGGCAAGGTTTGAAAGACAACTTGCCGGGCATCTAAGGGAATACGGATACAGAACCAGAAGAGGCCAGCAGTATTGTGGGGCAAATGGTGATGCAGACGTTGTGGGACTTCCAGGAATACATATAGAAGCAAAACATCAGGAAAAAATGCACTTGTATGACTGGATGGAGCAGGCAAGAAGAGATTCAAGGCAGGATGAACTTCCGGCAGTGTTTCACAAGAAAAACAATGCAGACATTCTGGTGACAATGACACTTGATGATTGGATGCAGATATATAGGGAATATGAAGCAGGAAACTACATTAAGGAGGAAAGAAGCAATGAAGCACATTAACATGGAGGAGTTTGCAAACGGAGCATTCACGGTTCAGGTAAATAGGGCAATGGAAAAGGTAATGAAGAACATTCAGGATCCGAACACGGATGCTAAGGCTACAAGAAAAATCACTGTAACGATAGCATTTAAGCCGAATGAAACAAGAAATTTTGTTGCAACAGGAGTTGTGGCAAAGACATCACTTGCACCTGAATTGGGAGCAGTAACAACAATGACCTGTGGAACAAATCTTAAGACAGGAGACATTGAGGCAGTGGAAATTGGTAATGAATTACCAGGACAGATGACCTTTGATGAAAACACAATGTATGGTAATGAAGCCGTGCAGGTGGATACTGAAACAGGCGAGATAATTGGAAACAATAAAATAGTTGACTTAAGAAAAGTAGGAGAAGTATAGGAGGATTATAAAAATGATAAAGGAAGCAATGAAGTATGTAACAGAATTAAAGGAACAGGCAATGGAGCCAAAGATAGTGGAAATTAATGGAAGAACATACTGTGACAAGGAACTTAGAAGATATGACGTAAATGAAAAGGCAAGTCCGCTAACAGTGTCAACACTTACAGCATTGGTGGATTATATCAAGGGTTGTACTGAGGAGTTAAGGGACAAGATGATCATACAGATAAAGTCACCATCAGAAATAACTTTAATTTCAGGATTGGATGAAGAGAGAAACAGGGAAAAATTAATCACTGTTGAAGCAGACCTTCCACATTTCAAAGCAAACCGCTGGGTAACACAGGACAAGTTTATTCTTGAATTACAGTCAATGTTTGTAAAGACATCTGACCTTGAAGCAATAATGAAGGTTGCAGGAAACATAGAAGCAAAAACCACAGCTAATTATGGTGATGATGGTGTGACACAGAAGACAACAATCCAGCAGGGAGTTGCCAGTCGTGCAGACGTAATAGTTCCAAATCCGGTGTCACTCATTCCATACAGAACATTTCTTGAAATTACGCAGCCTGAATCAAGTTTTGTATTTAGAATTGACGGCTCTGACAACATACCTGAGTTCACATTAATAGAAGCTGATGGTGGACTTTGGGTAAATCAGGCTAAGGCTGAAATAAAGAAGTATCTTGAAAAGAACTTAAAGGAACTTGGAACAAACATTGTAATAATGGCTTAAATTAATGAACCACCTTGTCCGGTGGGCAGGGTGGTAATGGGAGAAATAAATGGGAAGACCTATAAAGGCAGGACTTAGTTATTTCCCAAAAGATGTTGATTATTATGAAGACTTTAAAATAATGGACCTGATGAATGAATATGGTCCATTGGGTCAAACCATTTACGACATAGTCATTTCGATGGTTTACCGAGAGGGTTACTTTCTTGAGTTTAAAAACTTTGAACAGCTCAAGAAGAACCTTCCGGTTAAAATCATCAAGACAATCGGTAACAGATGGGTTAACAAAAAAGACTTTGTGTTACAAGTTATTCTCTCTTGTGCGGACATAGGTCTGTTTGATCATGACCTCCTGATGCAAGGAGTTATAACCTCTGTTGGAATTCAGCGACGCTACGATACAGTGACTGTTAGGAACAAAGTCCAGAAAACAAGGTACAGGTTGATTGATGAAAAAGGTCAACCCTTATTAAATGAACCATTAAAACCGATAAATGTAACAGAAACAAGTGTAAATGTAACAGAAACCAACATAAATGATACGGAAATACAACAAAAGAAAATAAAAGAAAACAAAAGTAAAGAAAATATAAAGTATTTTTCCAACGAAAACCTTAATGACGTGTTTAGACAATTTCTGGAACTTAGGGAACAAAAGGGAAGACAGATTGTTGGCTATCAGATACAGACATTGATTGAGAGACTTGAACAGGTGGCAGACACGGACGAGGAGAAAATACAGGCAGTCAAGAATGCCATAGCAGGTGATTGGAGTAATTTTTATCCTGTAAAGAAAGAGCAACAAAACAAGAAGACATTTAATGACCAAAGGCAATATGACTATCAGGCATTGGAAAGACAACTGATTGAAAACAGAGACAAGAGGAGGAAACAACAAAATGAAAGTTAAGGACATAGAAATTCGCTTAGAGGAATTGGACAGAATGGAATCGCAGATTTTATTTTCAGTTTCAATCTTATCAGCAGATGATCACGTAAGATTGGCAAGAATTAAGGAAGAGAGAGCAGAGCTTAAGGCGAAGCTGGAGAAAATGAATGAGAAAAAAGACAAGTAAGGAATTTGGCTGCATTTTAACACACGAACAGGAAGAGTTCATAAATGACGGAAGACCAAGAGACAATGCACTAAAGATTTTTAGGGCAAAGGCTTATGGCAATGGAGGAAATAAGGATGGCAAGAATGTCAAAAGAGGAACAGGCAAGACGTGAGGGTATGGCATATGCTCTAAGGTTTGCAAGAAAAAAGGGATTGGATGCCTTGGAAGCAGACCTGAAAATGAGAAATGCCATAGACCTACCTTTAAGGGTATCAAAGGCAGACTTAGACAAATTCAGTGACAATGTTAAGTACAACACAGTACTGTATGTAAAAATCCTAATGGCTGTAACAATGCATGATGAATTTGGTTTTGGTAACAAAAGAATAAAGCAGATGTTTGAGAGATTCGACAACAAGGCTGAATGCATTGCAGAGGATTACAGCACATGGGAAGAGCAGATAAGCATAATTGCAGAAGAATGTGGAATAGACATGGACAGCGAAAGAAGAGACTTAAGAACAGTGATTAAATAAAAAAATCGAAAGGAGAAGAGTTGTGCGCACATAAAAGAATTCTTACTCCGATTGAAGAAATGAAAAAAAAATTAAAATGTGAAATTTACAGAGACAATATGCAAAATTACAAGAAATACGCAATACCACCAGCACAGCTAATAATTGCTGATGTTCCGTATAATGTTGGAAACAACTTTTATGGTAGTAATCCAATGTGGTACAAAGGCGGAGATAACAAAAATGGCGAAAGCAAATATGCTGGTAAGTCAGCGTTTAATTCTGATTTTAATTTTAATTTGTATGAATATTTCCATTTTTGTTCAAAGATGTTGAAGAAAGACGATAAAAAGCAAGTTAACAGAGGAAGAAGCAGTAACAGCCCTTGTATGATTGTATTTTGCAGCTTTGAACAAATGCCAATACTGATAGACGCAGCAAAGAAGCACGGATTCATCCACTACATACCGTTGATATTCATCAAAAATTACAGTCCACAAGTACTAAAAGCAAATATGCGAGTAGTTGGAGCGACAGAATATGCATTAGTGCTGTATAGAGATAAATTGCCCAAATTCAGAAATGGAGCTCAGACGGACGAAAACGGAAAGACAATCAGAGGAACAGGTCGTATGATATTCAACTGGTTTAAATGGGAAAGAGACGGAAAGGAAATTCCCAAAATACACCCAGCGCAAAAACCTGTAACTGTATTGAAGCAATTAATAGAAATCTTTACAGATGAGGGCGATGTTGTTATCGACCCTTGCTGTGGCAGTGGATCTACACTAAGAGCTGCAAGAGAGCTGAAAAGGTCAGCGTTTGGATTCGAGATAGACAAGAATTTCTATACAAGAGCTAAGAATGAAATGCTTGTCTATGAGGATGATAATCAGATGAATATATTTGATTTAATTTAGAACTAAAGGACAAAAATGTTAAGAAATGTTAAGGAGTGAGAGAAATGTTAAATATTGAATATTACAAAGATGAATTAAAGGAAATAATAATTAGAAACATAGGTATCAATGCAATAACGGGAAAGCCGAAAATGTGTGATGATCTTTTTTGTCTAGATTGTGTGTTCAACGACCGAGACGCTTGTAGTCCTAAAAAGGTAGAGCAGTGGCTACAATCTGAACACGTTGAACAGGTCGATTGGAGCAAGGTTAAGGTTGATACTCCGATATTAGTTAAAGATACGGAAGAGGGAGAATGGCAAAAAAGACATTTTTCTGGAGTTAAAAACGGAAAAGTCTATGCTTGGCATGACGGTTTAACTTCTTGGTCGGCTATAGGAGGATGTGAGCGAAGTTGGAAATACGCAAAATTAACAGAAAGCGAGCAGTGATATGGAAATAATTGAGTGTTTAGCAGAAGATAACAGATGCCCCAAGTGTGGAAGTAAGAGAATTATAGAAAACATTCAATACCCTATGGAAACTGAATTTGATTTAAGAACTGGAAAAGAGATATTCAGAGACTATACAGGTAAGAGAATATACAAACCTAGTAATAGGTTACTTGCTTTAAGATACCTTAGTAGTCAGGTTGACGCACAGTGTTGGTTCTATGAATGTTCAAAGTGTGGTTGGATAAGTGAGTTATTTACACAGTAAGAGAGGAGTAGGAAGATGAACAATAATGGTTTAATAAGCAGGCAAACAGCAATAGATAAATTATTTGAATATGCAGAAAGTAAATTTCAGTCAGGCGAGATAGAACTTGCTAACGGAATATTAAAAGCAAAATGCTTTTTGGAGAGCCCATGCAATATTCCAACAGCCTATAACGTGGATAAGGTTTTAGAACAATTGGAATATAGCAGAGTGCCTAATACTGGTATTGCAGGTTATCACAAAGTGGTCGAGATAGTAAAAGGCGGTGGAATAGATGGAAACACCAATACTTGATGTATGTTGCGGTAGTAAGATGTTTTACTTTGATAAAAATAATCCCAAAGTAACATTTATGGATTGTAGAGAATTAGAAGACGTTTTATGTGATGGACGGAAATTAGAAATTAATCCTGATATTATTGGTGATTTTAAAAATATTCCTTTTGCAGATAACAGTTTTAATATGGTTGTATTTGACCCACCGCATTTGTTGCATATAGGAGAAAATTCGTGGATGGCCAAAAAGTATGGAAAATTATCTGATACGTGGAGACAAGATATAAGCAAAGGATTTTCAGAGTGCATGAGGGTATTAAAGCCTAATGGTACTTTGATATTTAAGTGGAACGAAGAGCAAATAAAACTATCGGAAATACTACCATTGTTTTCACAAAAACCTATATTGGGAAATCGGAGAGCAAAAACGCATTGGTTGGTATTTATGAAAGAAGGTGATTAGATGTCGATAATTAACACATTGGCAATAGTCCTGGTAATTGGAGCAGTGTTCGTCTTGTGGGCGATATGTAAGTTGCAGGATAAGGATTAGAAACAAAGGTACATTGACAATTGAATATGGGTAGTTGGAATGATATAATTTGAGTATTACTAAAGAAAGGAAAGTTGAAATGAAAAACACTTTTGATAATTTTGTTGTTAATGGGAATCTTATTGAATTTTTAATTGATGCTTTTTTGATAATGATAACAATTGTATTTGTACTATCGATGACCTATGATGTAACTGTTAAAATAATTAAATAGATCCAAACAGACCAACTACCAATATTCGGTGGTTGGTTTTTTTATGCAGAAAAATAGAGAAAGGATTGGTAAAGTGACTAGAAAAGAACTGGAAGCGTACAAGGTCAATGAAAGACTGATTGAACGCAATATGAAAAAAATTGAAGATGAAAAGTACAAGGACATTCCGACAGTGTACGGAAAAGTAAAAAGCTCAATGGCAGAGCATCCATATATAGAAACGCATATGGCGGTTCAGATGGAAGAACCTGTGGAATCAGATAGGCGAATACGTAATCTGGAAAAGTGGGAGCAGGAAGTCAGCAAAGCCAAGAGTGATAATACAAAGGTGGAAGAGTTTATTGATAATATAGACAATGCAACAATAAAGGAAATATTTGTTTTAAGATACATTGAGGGAAAGAAAGTTTCAGAGGTTGCAAAAGATGTGGGATATACTCATGGTAGGGTTTCTCAAATAATATCAAAATTGCTGAAAGATTAACCAAATTAACACAATTAACAAAAGCAGTATGATATAATTAACCTGTTGAAGTTTGAAGAAATGATAGTATCCCGTCATTTTTTGAAAATTTCCCCTAAAGTTTTTTTTTGAGAGCAGTCTTCGGGCTGTTCTTTTTTGTTGAAAATTGTATATTTTGGGTATATGATTGAAGAAAAACTTGGAGGGAACAGAAATGGCAAAAAAAGTTGGGTTAAGTATTTATGGAATGTCGTTATATAGTTCGGAAGAAGAGAAAAATATTAATTTGAATGATGTACTTGAATCAAAGAGTCTTCTGAAAGTAATAAATGACTATATTGATGAAAATGGTAAAGAATATGCAAACGATCAAGGGAGTGAAAGATTATATAAATTTGATAATATTGAAATTAAAGACATAAATGTAAAAGGAAGAAAGGAATATACAGTATTATCAGGAATTATAAAAACAGGAGAATATGGTGTTCAATCAGAATTGGTAGATGCTATAGATAATTCGACAGTTGAGAAAAAATCTACACAGGCAGAAGTACTTCCGTTTGGTTTTTGCATAGCTTTAGCAGAAGGAGATAAAAATAAAGCAGTTGTAATATTGCAGACATTAGGAAATTTAGGAATAAAATCAGTATTTACAGCTTATATTAATAAGTGTTTATCAAAAAATAAAATTAACAAAACTGCAGTTTGGGGACCACTTTATCCAATTGAATATGTAAAAAGAATTATGGATAGGGGGAAATTGGAAAAGATAAGATTAATACGATATGAAGTTCCGGAAGAAACTGTGAATAGATTAGGTGTGAATAATGGGGTTAAACTTAGAGAAGAACATATAATAATAAATCCTGTTGGGTTTGTAAAAAATAAAAGAGATAAAATAATAGAGTGCTTAAGAGGACAAAGAGCGAGTACAAATATTATTGAGTTACCAGAATTTAATTATGATGTGTTGAAATTTGAATTCTCTATGAATAAAAAGAAAAAAACAATTGATTTAAATAATCTTTCAGAATTAAAAATTAATGAAGATATAACAGAGCAAGTAAGAATTGATGGTGGAATACCTACATATAATTCCCTAAAGATACGAATGTTGGAAACGGCATGTGAATATTTGAAATTGTTAGGATTTATTGTGTAAAAGAGAAATGGAGTTGATAAATTGATAAAAACAACTATTTCTGACATGAAATATGTGTTGTTAGCTGTTGCTGTGGTAATATATATAATAAGTGTAATCGGAGCAAAATTAGATTATTTATCTTTCAAGGATATAATTAAAAATCATTTTGAATGTTTTAAAAGAGAAAGGGACAATAAATATAGAATTTTGCCGATACTTAATTATACAATAGTACCCATTTTATTAGGATGTTCAGCAGCAATGTATAAAAATATAAATAGTGATATTTTAGATAACATTACAATAGTAATATCAATTTTAACAGCAATGCTATTTACGCTGTTAAGTACAGTGATAGAGATGAAAGCTAAAATAAAAGGTGATAAAAGTTACTATAGTAGTGAATATGAAATATCAAAAAAAGCGATTATAGAAACATATTATGCGATAATGTATGAAATTTTGGTAAGCATAATATTATTGATAGCTTGTTTTTTTTGCACTTATACAGCTATGTATAATGTGTGGTTTAGTAGCATTATATATGGGCTGTCGTTTATTATGGTATCAAATTTATTTATGGTCATAAAAAGGATATTTAGAATAATAGATACAGATATAAATAAATAGTTAAATTAGAAATTTAATTATTAAAAGAAACTCACACCCTTCGGAGAATGCTGTTGGCATAAAACAGTGTTATTCTGAAGGGTGTTTTTTAATGCAAAAAATTAGTAAAGAAAGGAGCGGTTGCAGTGACTGACAGACAAGTTATATTTGCAAATGAATATTTGATTGATCTGAATGGAACAAGGGCGTATAAGGAAGCATATCCACACGTCAAAAATGATAATACAGCAGCAGCGGCAGCCGCTCGTCTTATGAATGTTCTGGAGATTAAGAAATACATAGATGAAAGAATTAAGGACAGGTTGGAAAGAATTGAGGTTACGCAAGATGATGTGATTCAGGAGCTTGCAGCAGTTGCCTTTGCCAATGGTTCTGAATATGCCAAGGTTGTGACTAAGCCGGTGATGATGAAGACACCGGATGGTGATTATGTCCCAGCATTGGATAGTGAAGGAAATCAGATGTATTATCAGGCAGTTGAGATTACTGAAACTGATGAACTTTCAAGAAGACAGATTAAGGCTATTTCAGGTATTAAGCAGGGTAAGAATGGAATAGAGCTAACTACCTATGACAAGGTAAAGGCTTTGGAACTGTTGGGAAGACATTTAGGAATGTTTAAGGATAAGGTTGAGGTGTCAGGAAATGTTAATAATCCTTTTGAGGAATTAAGTACTGAACAACTGCTTAGATTGGCAGGTGAGGACCTTGAATCTGAATAAGAATTTAATAAAGCTTTATGCAAGGGTAGAGCTGGCAAGAAGAAATTTTTGGCAGTACTGCAAATTAAAGGCTCCTGACTTCTACAAGGAAGACAGGGGTTTTTTACGTGATTTCTGTAATGAGTTGCAGCAGTTCATAAAATCAGATTATGAAGTAATGGTTGTTAATATGCCACCAAGACATGGAAAGTCTAGAACTGTTGGCAATTTTGTTGAATGGGTTCTTGGAAATGACCAAACACAGAAGATTATGACAGGCTCATACAATGAAACATTGTCTACAACGTTTTCAAAGGGCGTGAGAAACACGATTCTTGAAACAAAGGCAGATGAAAACAAGGCTGTTTATTCAGATGTGTTCCCGGGAGTAACCATTAAACGTGGTGATGGTGCAATGAATATGTGGTCACTTGAAAATGGCTATAACAATTATTTGGCAACATCCCCAACAGGAACGGCAACAGGTTTTGGTGCAACGTTAATGATTATTGATGACTTGATTAAGTCAGCACTGGAAGCTAATAATGCAAATATTCTGGATAATCATTGGACCTGGTTTACGGACACAATGATGTCAAGACTTGAAGAGGGTGGCAAGATTATCATTGTAATGACAAGATGGCATAGTTTGGATTTGGCTGGCAGGGCATTGGAACACTTTAAGAGCATAGGCGTAAAGGTAAGGCATATATGCTATAAGGCTGTTAAGAAAGATGGAACAATGCTTTGTCCTGAAATTTTGTCAAAAAGATCATACGAAAATAAAAAGATGTCAATGGGAATAGATATTGCAGAAGCAAACTATCAGCAGAATCCTATTGACATAAAGGGCAGAATGTACACTTCATTTAAGACGTACAAAGAAATGCCACAATTTAAGCAGATTAGAAATTATACAGATACCGCAGATGAAGGTAAGGATTACTTATGCAGTATTAACTACGGAGTAACATTTGACAATGAAGCGTACGTACTTGATGTTATATATACGCAGGAACCAATGGAAGTTACAGAGCCGTTAACAGCTAAGCTGTTATTTGATGGAAATGTAAATATTGCAAGAATCGAATCAAATAATGGTGGTAGAGGATTTGCCAGAAGTGTTAAAAGAATACTTCAGGATGAATTAAAAAGTAACAAGACAGTTATTAAGTGGTTTACACAGCATAACAACAAGAATGCAAGAATTTTTTCAAATTCAGCGTGGGTAATGCAACACATATATTTTCCTGAAGACTGGAAGAACAGATGGCCTGATTATTATAAGGCAATGTCAAGGTATCAGAGAGAAGGAAAGAATGATCATGACGATGCACAGGATGCAACAACAGGAATTGCAGAGGATTGTGCTAAGAAGTCTGACGGATTATCAGTATTAAAGTAAAGAGGTGAAACAAGTGGATTTAGTTAGAATGAAGGAATTATTAAGTCAGTATATGCCGGGGCATGCAATGTATATGATTAGATGTGACATTGCCGACAGATACTATAGAAATAAGAGTGATATATTTTATGGAGATGAAAAAAAGGATGAAGAAGGTCATCCGTTAAGAAATGCAGATAATAGAATACCACGCAACTTTCACGGATTGATAGTTAACCAGAAAGCAGCTTATGCGTTCACTACACCGCCTACTTTTGATATTGGTAGTTCAAAAGCTAATGCAGAAATATTAAAGGTCTTGGGAGATGAATATAGAAAAGAATGTATGGAGCTTTGTGTTAATGCAGCTAATGCAGGTGTTGCATGGGTTCATTATTGGACTAATGAGTTTAATGAATTTGAGTGGGCAGTTATTGACAGTAAACAGGTTGTTCCGGTGTGGAATAAGTCAACAAAACAGAAGTTGATAGGTGTATTAAGAGTATATACACAGATAGATGAAACAGATGGGAAAAATTATACAATTTATGAATATTGGGACAAGGAAGAGTGTCAGGTGTATAGAAGACAGCAGTCTGATGAAACTTATGAGAATTTGACAGATTATGCAATGTTTGAAAACCCGACAACAGGCGAACTTGTAAATGAGTACAGTCACGGAATGGAGGAAATACCTTTTATTCCGTTTTTTAATAACAACATTAAGTCTTCTGACCTTGATAACATTAAGCCTTTGATTGATGTGTACGACAAGGTGTTTAGTGGCTTTATTAATGACCTTGAAGATGTTCAGGAGCTTATATTTGTTCTTTCCGGATATGGTGGAACAGATTTAAATGGATTCCTGCAGGATTTGAAGAAATACAAGGTTATAAAAATGGATGCAGAAGAAGGTGCAGGTGTAAGCACTCTTAACATTGAGATTCCTATTGAAGCAAGAAATAGTGTTCTTGATGCCACAAGAAAGGCTATTTTCGAACAGGGACAGGGATTTGATCCAAGACCTGAAAACTTTGGGAATCAGTCAGGAGAGGCTCTTAAGTTTATGTATTCATTATTGGAAATGAAAACAGGATTAATGGAAACAGAGTTTCAGTTAGGTTTTGCCAAGTTGGTAAGAGCAATCTGCAACTTTAAGAACATTAAGTGTGACAACATTGTTCAGACTTGGACAAGAACCTGTATTAAGAATGAGCAGGAGCAGGCAGCCATATGCAAGGACAGTGTTGGAATCATTAGCCAGAAAACAATACTTAAGAATCATCCGTTTGTTGAGGATGTTGAAGCAGAACTTAAACAGCTTAAGAAGGAAAATGAAGAAAAAACACAGAATGCTGACATCTATCAGCAGATGTTTACAAAAAAGTCAAGTGAAGATGATGACAATGTTGATGATTCGGCTAAAGATGATGATAACTCAGTAGGTGGAACGGATGAAGAATAGCGAATACTGGAAGAAAAGATTTGTTGAAATGGAAGAAGCTACACATCAGACTTCCGTAAAGAAGACAATGGATATTCAGGAGCAGTTTGATAAGTCTCAGAAGATAATTGAAGAAAAGATAAATGCCTGGTATCAGAGATATGCGGATAATAATAACATATCTCTGTTGGAAGCAAGAAAATCCCTTAATGATAAGGAATTAAAGGAACTTAAGTGGGATGTAGAGGAATATATAAAAAAGGGCAGGGAAAACGCTTTTTCAGGTGAATGGGTAAAGGAACTTGAAAATGCATCTGCCAGAGCGCACATAAGCAGACTTGAAGCGTTGGAGTTACAGTGTAGACAGCAGGCAGAAACAGCTTTTGGAAACCTGAATGATGAAGTAAGTAAGCACATAAAGGATGTTTACAAGAATAGTTATTACAAAACAGCCTTTGAAATTCAAAAGGGTGTGGGCGTTGGTTCAAGTTTTGCAACTTTAAATGACAAGCTAATTGAAAAAGTGGTAAATAAGCCTTGGTTAGCTGATGGTAAGAATTTCAGTGACAGAATATGGGGCAACAAGACACAGCTTATAAATCAATTACATACAAGTTTAAGTCAAATGTGCATTACAGGTTCAGGACCAGATAAGGCAATAAGTCAAATTGCAAGTAAGATGAATGTAAGCAAGGCTAATGCCGGAAGACTTGTAATGACTGAATCGGCTTATTTTAGTTCAACGTCTCAAAAGGAATGCTTTAAGGAATTGGATGTTGAAAGATATGAGATTGTAGCCACATTGGACGGTCACACATCAGATATTTGTCAGGAAATGGATGGCAAAGTATTCAAGATGAGCGAATATGAAGAGGGGGTAACAGCTCCGCCATTTCACGTTAACTGTAGAAGCTGTACAGCACCTTATTTTGATGATGAATTTGCAAATGACGAACAAAGGGCTGCAAGGGATGAGGAT